CACGAAGCTGGTGCCGCCAGCCAGCAGGTTGGTGCCGTTGACGATCAGCGCGCCCATGTCGGTCACCGAGTTCATCACGTCCCCGCTCTGGCTGGCAACCGGCGCGCCGGGCAGCGCAGTGACCTGCGTGATGCCGTGGGTCTGGCCGAAGAAGCCCATGCTGCCCGTCACGATCGAGCCAACCGAGAAGTCCAGGCTCATGGTGTTCGGGCGCATGCCGCGGTACTGCGTGAACTGGGTGATGTCGGTCTGCGCCCACTCCAGGGTGAACGAGGACTTGCCGTTGCCGTTCGCGACCTTGCTGGTCGAGATCGAGAACGGTGCGGCCACAGCGATCAGGCCGGCGCCCGACAGCGGGGTAGCAGGGTCCAGCGTGATGGCGGTGGAGGTGGGCGCCGTGATCGAGCTGACCTTGAACCACTTGTCGTTGAAGTAGTCCTTCACTGCCTGCGTGGCGCCGGCGCCCGGCACCAACTTGAACCAGTCGCCGCCCGCCAGCGTGGTGAACGCGCTGGTCCCGGTCGGAGCGGTGCCCGCGGTGATCGTGGTGGCCGTCGAGGTCATCTGGAACGAGGTGCCGACACCGTTGGTGCCGTAGTGGGTCCAGGTGCCGCCCAGCACGCCGGCGAGGAAGGGGTCGTATTCCTTGCCCGACAGCTCGAAGTCGAAGCCGCCGTCCACGGTCAGGTCAACCAGGGTCGAGCTGAGCGTCATGCGCTCGGCGCGGATCTCGTTGGAACTGATCGACGACATCGAAGCGTTCATCGTCGGACCCGTGGTACGAAGATTGACGCCGTTGCCGGAAACCGGGGTGACGCCGGGGGTCGCCTCGGCGATGTAGCGAAGTTGGCCGAAGGCCGTAGAAGCGAATGCCATCTTGTTTTTCTCGTGGTTGTGGTTAGCCGCAGGCCGGAGACCAAAAGCCTCTACCGACCATGTTGAAGGATGAGAGCGCTCAGGTCAAATTGTTGCGATCTCGTGGAGGATGAAGGGCACCAACAGGCCAGAGCGCCGCCAGCCGTAAAAGCTGGGCGACGGCGGGATCGTCCACTCCGGGAACTGGGTGTAGGCGTTGGCGCCAAACCTCCGCCTGCGCAGCAAGCTAGACAGGCTCTGCAGGATCGCGTCGGGAACCTGCGTCCCTTCGCCTGACTTGATGTAACAGCCGATAGACAGGGCGCCAGTGTGCCGCCCGTCGGAGCGCCCCACCGCGATCAGGCTGGAGCTGTAGAAGCGCGTCTCCAGCTCCACCCACAGCTTCAGTTTGGCGGGGTCTGGGTCCGGCCCGTTCTCGTAGTACACCGGCACCGAGCCGGCGGCGATGTCCAGCGCCGGGACCTCGAAGGTCTGCGCCCAGTCGTGCAGGAGCTGGTTGACGGAGGTACGGAACTCGGTCGGGCTCACTCGTCGTCCTGAATGATCATCGGCGCCTGCACGAAAGCGTCGATTTTCTTGCCGCTCCAGCGCTGCGCGATGGCAATACCGCTCTCCGCGACGGTGATGTAGGGCTTGTTGGCCTCACGCAACTTGTCCTGCCAGTAGCCGGGGCTCTGCAGGTCGCTCAGGTAGTTCTTGGACGAGGCGCCATTGTCGGTGTCGCCGATCGAATGGTTGCTGATGTACACAGTCGAGTCTCGCCGGATCAGGTCCAGCTTCGGCTTCTCGCGCGTGCGCGCCACCCGCGCCCAGTAGCCGTCGCCGTCCTTGTGCAGGGGGTCGCCCACGCCGGCGCGGATCGCCTTGCGCGTCGAATCAGGGCGGCCCAGGCTCGGGTCGTAAAAGTCGGACGGCGCGCCGACGCCGATCGTCCAATTGGCGACGGCGTGCCCGCTGTACTGCGGTGTGTTCCTCACGATGTGGCAGAACACCTGCCACACCACTTTGCGGTACAGGTCAATGCGGGTGTCGCGCAGGCGGTCGATCACCAGCCCCAACTGGTTCAGTGTCTGCGCCTTGTTACGCACCAACATCTGCGCCTTCGCGCCAGCGCGCCTCATACCGCAGGCCTCCCGTGAATCACCTTCACGCCGGCCAGCGCTCGCACGGCGGCGACGAGGTAGCGCCTGCCGGAAACCGTGAAGGCGTCCCCCGATTTCACGGCCGTCGCCGCCGGGACTGCGAAGGTCTCATCGCCCTCCTGGAAGCGCTCGTCCAGCTGATCCTCGTAGCGGAACATCTCCTGCCACCTCGCGCGGAAAGTGAGCACAGGGGTGGGCGAGGTCTCGTTGTATCCCCCCGTCGCGGGGGTGAACACGCGCTGCACGAGGGACAGGGTCTCTCGTGCCGGAGTCTCCTGCACGAGCCCTCTAGCTTCCATGAAGCCGCTGGACTGCAGAGCAGCGGAGCTCACGAGCATCGTGTCGCCGCCGAGGCTGATGAGGTCGTAGGGCTTGACGGAGGCGCCTGCGGGCAGGATCGCTACATGACGCTCGATCTTGTCAGAGGACTCGCCCTCCTCCGAGGTGTCTCCCACCCAGCGCATGTCCGCCCACACGTTGGTCGGCGTGGAATTGGCGAGGTAGCTCTGCAGGCTCTGCACACCGGCTTGGCCAGCGGCGCGATGCGCCACGAACTTGCGGCGGTGCAACTCGTCCCAGCCATCAGGATGGTCGTCGCCCAGCATCCAGGTCTTGCCCAGCGCCGACACGACGTGGCCGGGCTGTACGGCGGTGTCGGGGTCCGTGGACATCACGCGCCGGTACGCCGCGAAAGCGTCGCGCTTGCTGCCGTCGTAGTTGGAGAACTGGCACAGGAACAGGGGAGCGCCCGTAATGGGGTTGCTCGCCTGCACCCGATCGAAGTAGCGGGAGACTTCCCGCAGGGTCATCATGTCACGCCCCCGTGACAGGGTCGTAGCCTCGCTTCACGGCCACGAAGTGAACGGTATCCAGCGTATCCGGCGGCAGCGGCTCGGCGATCAAGATCGCAAGGGCCTCCAGCAACGCGCCTTTGGCGCCCGACAGTTCGGATTCAAGACGATCCAGGACATCTCGATATGGGGAATCAGAGAATCTCTCGACGCCAGACTTGTCGTCTGTGATCCGCTTGGGCGCCACCAGGGCGAGGGACAGGCCGGCTTGAACCGCTGCCGCCACGCTGGAATAGTGGTAGACCGCCTCGTGCAGCGCGGTCTGATCCTCCGTCCTGTCCTCAACCAGCAGGGCGTCGATCGTCGTAAAAAGAGCGACCAAGTCCCCTGCTGCCCAGAGGCCCCTCAACCGGCGGCGCAGTGAGATTTCGTACACCGGCAGGTTGAGCACGGTGTCGGACAGCTCGGCCACGCTGACGCCGAGCAAGGCCCGAACGTCGTTGGTGGAGGTGTAGGGAGCAAGCATCGCTTAAAGGCTCCCCTGCCAAGGAGAACCGTTCAACTGGTCAGTCCTCGACGATTTCCCACTTGCCCGCCCCGATCTGGGCGGCGGCGAACTCGTCAATGTCGATGCGCTTGTCATCCGACGTGATCAGCATGTCGGTGTACAGGTGGCGCATCTCGCCCACCAGGCTGCGCACGCGTGCGCGCTTGGGCAGGTCGGCCTTGGGCTTGCCCTCGGGCAGCTCAGTCACGCCCAGCTTGGCGGCTGCGTCCTGCAGCTCCTGCGAGGCGTCGCTCAGGGTCTTGGGGGCGGCAACTTTGGCCGCGGGCTTGGCAGGGGTCGTCATCGCGTGAGTGTCCTTGGGAGTGTGAACAGGGCGCACCAACCCTGTGAAGTCGGTGCGCCCTCGTGCCGGCTATCAGGCGTAGGTCAGAACCTCGAAAGCCTCGTCGAACAGGCGGTACACCAGCTCGCCGTTGTCGATACGCATGGCCGTCGAGCGCTTCAGAACGAAGTCCTCCACAGCCTGGTACGCGGCGGTCAGCGACTTCACGCGGTGGATGCCGTAGCGCTTGTCGAAGCCAACGATCGTCTTGGCAGGCCACGACGGGTTGTTGGTGATGAAGATTTCCACTTCACCCGGCCACTGCGCGTTCAGCACGCGGAACTTGGTGTCCAGCCGCTGGGTCACGCCGTTGATGTTGTCCGAGCTGGTCGGACGACCCGCGCGGCCCTCGATCGCCATGGCGCCGGCCAGATCGGTGATCACCGTGGTGATCACGCGCTTGGTCGGGTTGCGCGACAGCCATGCCAGCCAAGCCTTCTGGGTGATGCCGGCGGCGGCGGCGGCGTCCAGGGACACAGCGGTCACGACCTTGCCGACGATCGAGGACAGCGAGGACTGGCCCAGATCGGAGTCACCGTTCAGCAGCTGCAGGACGTAGCCCTCGGCACGCTCCATGCGCTCCACGGCGGCTTGGCGGGCGACCACCAGGCTCAGCAGGTCCAGGGACCACGCGCGCTGGGCTTGCTCGGAGATCTCCACACCGATCGCCCAAGTGGGGATCGTGCGGGCCACGTCCGAGACCTTGATGCCAAGCATCGTCGGCGGCATGGCCAGCTGCGCGACCGGGGCGCTCCGACGGGCCGCTTCCGGGCCGGACAGGTCCAGCACCGGGCGCTCGAAGCGCTCGCTGTTCACGCTGTCCTCGAAGGCCACCATCGAGTCGAAGGCGTCCGGGGTCGAGTTCTCGCCGTGAACGCCGGCCTGCAGGCGGTTCTCCACAGCAGCCAGGATGGCGGCGGGGAACATGATGCGCGAGGCCGGGGTGCCGTTGATGGTGATGGCGCCCGCCGAGCGGCCCACCACACTGTCCAGGCGCGAGGACTGGATGCCGTTGGCGGCGTCACCCTTGACGAACACGCCGCACTGCTCCAGCGCCTGCTCGAAGGCAGTGCCGTCGCGCTCAGCGTTGGTCGGGAAGCGCGAGGCCAGGTACTGCGGCACGCTCAGGTTGACGGCCGCGGCTTCCTTGTACGTGTGGATGCCGAAGTCCAGTGCCTGCTTGTCGCCAGCCGCGTCGATATAAACGAGATCGCTCACTTTTAGTTCTCCTTGTCGAGCGGTTGGTATTAGGCAGCGTTGGTGCCAGTGCCGGCGCCAGTGGTGCACTCGATGACGCCGGTCTGACCGACGGCGGTGGTGCCGTCAAGAGACACGACGCGCCAGCGGAACGCGCCGGGGGTGCCGCCTTCCTTGTCAACGATCGGGTAGCCGGGCAGCGCAGTGCCGCGGGCAGTCACGTCACCAGCGACCACGAAGTCACCGATGTCCAGAATGACGCCGAAGGTCACGCGGCGGCGGCCACCCTTGAGGATGCTGCCCAGCGTGAAGCCGTCGTAGGTGCCGACGGGCGAGCCGTGCGTTTGCAGAGTCGCCTCGATGGCGTCGCCCTTGGCGCACAGGCCGTACTGGCTGTCGCCCTTGAGCTTGAGGAACTTGCCTTCGTCTTCTTTGGTCAGGTGCTCGCCAGCGCCGTCGCGGATGCGCGCGGTCTGGGAGATGCCGTCCAGGAGGACTTCCGAGAACTTGAACTTGGCCATTACTTGGCTCTCCTTTTGATAGCGTGGTTTACTTCAGGCGCGCGGCATTCCGGCGGGCGTTCTTCAGCGGGTCGGCCTTGACCTCCTCCGCCTTGAACGACACACCGGCGACGCCTCCCGCCTTAAACTGGGCGTCGAACTGCGGGAACAGGCGGGCGTGTTCCGCCACCAGTTGCTCCGCAGAAAGTTGGCTCGCGGTGCCGCTGGGCAGGTTCATCGCGAGATTGAGATGGTCCACCACGCCGGCGGCGATGGCGTGCAGGGCTTCGCCAGACTTGGCCGCAGCCTTCGCCGACTCCTGCAGGTTGTGGATGGTGACCGACTGCGCCACGATCTGAGCGTTCAGTTCAGCGGCTTGCGTGGTCAGCACCTTGACCTGAGCCTTCAGGTCGAGATTCGCGGCTTCGAGGTCGGCGACGCGCTCGGCCAGAGCGTCCTGCTCCGGTGCGGCGGCTTCCACGGCCGGCGCTGCATTTTCAGCAGCGGCAGCCTCGGCGCCCTCGTCCTCGGTTACGGGCGGGGTGTTCGCAGCTTCCAGCTGCTCGTCCTGCTCGCCCTGAGCCTTCAGCGCAGCCGCGCGTGCGGCGGCGTAAATGGGGGAAAGTTTGTGTGCCATTTCGTGTTGTTTTTTTGCGGCGCTCGCACCATGTTGAAGGAGGTCGGGCTTTTTGGCAACTTGTGCGTTTGTCAAGGCCGCGTCGATAGAGCCGATGTAGTCCACCAACCCCACGTCAGAAGCCTGCTGCCCGATGAAAACGCGCCCCTCACCCATCGGGTTCTGCGCGTATGCCTTGGACACGCCGCGTCGATCCGCAACGTGCTGCAGGAACAGGTCGTAGGTGTAGTCGCAGGTGGCCTGGATCGTCTTGCGGGCCTCCTCGCTCAACTCCTCAAAGGGGTGCCCCAGCGCCTTGTACTCGCCTGCACGGATCACCGTCACGTCGACGCCGTTCTCCTTGAGCGCGCGCACCACCGAGCGGTGCGCCACCAGCACGCCGATAGAGCCCACCTCCGCCATGGGTGAAGCCGAGACGCTGCGCGCCGTGGAGCCGAGGAAGTACGCCGCCGAGCACATCGAACCGCCGGTGTGCGCCGTGACGGGCTTGTAGTGCTGGTCGACCAGGCTGATGATCTCCGCCGCGTCAGCCATGCCGCTGACCATGCCGCCCCCGGAGTCGATGTTCAGCACGATCGAGGTGATCGAATCGTCCGTCGCCAGCTCCGTCAGGGCTTGGCGGATCTCGCCGTAGCCTGTGGCGCCGATGTACGAGTTCCAAAACTCGTCGTCATCGTTGACGAGCGAGCCGGAGATGTTGACGACGCCCGTCGTGCCCGAGCGCGCGACAAGGCGCGAGGAACGCTGATCACCGCCGCTCTCAGCAGCCGCACGCCTGGCGTCGATCTGTGCCTCGACCTCCGGCGTCACCGCCTCCAGGCGCGTCAGCAGGTTGTGCAGCTCGGCTTCCGTGCCCGCCCACAGGCGTCCAATCTTCAGATTCATGGTGGTCATACCGCGCGCAACGCGGCCCCTTTCGGTTGTTGCGGCGAGTCAGGCTTCAGGTCCTGATTCAGCGCGGAGGTGTTGCTGTACGGGTTGTCCGCCGCCTGGGCGGGGCTCATCTTGAAGAAGGTGCCACTCAGTTTGGGCGCGCCGTCCGGCGGCAGGCGCCCGATCAGCTCGATCGCAGCGTCCTCGTCTGAGATCATCCCGAGCGAGAGCAGCTCCAGCAGGCGCGACTGGCGCATGGAATTGAACGCCTCCAGTTCGCTGTCCGGGCGCAGATCTATCCGGTCGAACTGGAAATCGACGTAGCAATCGTGCCCCAGCAGGCGCACGCCCAGCGTCAGGGCGCGGCTGAAGATGCTGTTGACCTTGATCTGCACGCCCTGGCAGTACTTCACGAACAACATCGACTCGGTCGATGCGATGTTCTGGCTGCCCTTGGCGTGGCCCAGCACCGAGCCCGGCGCCTTGGTGCCCGAGGCGACCTTGGAGTCCGTGATCTCCTGCAACGTCTGGTACTCGCGCCCCAGCGACTCGTTGCCGCGCCCCATCAGATTGAACTTGATGGTGTCGAACGCCACCAGCACGTCGTCCGGCTCCAGCCCGTTCAGCTCATTCTGCAGGCTGGCGATCAGCTGGTTGCGGAAGTCGCGCAGCTTCTCCGGGTCGCTGGAAATCTCGCTGGGCAGCGACTTGACGAACTCCTCGCTGTCGATGGTGGCCGTCAGGCGCGGATGCAGGGCGCGCTTGATGATGCGACGCACGTCGTTCGTGAACTCCGCGTCCTGCAGCGTGGCCTGGACTGCCGACTCCATCGGGCTGTCCGAGTAGGCCTGCAGCAGGTCCTGGTCGAGCGCCTCGTAGAAGAAGGTCGGGTAGTCGAGGTCGATCTCCTCGCCGCCGATGACCTGCACAGGTCGCGGGTACTTGGTGCGCCCGTCATCGACGAAGGTGATCTGGCTGGAGGCGATCGGCTGCAGGCGCTCGGGCATCCTCGCGCGGTCGAGCACCAGCTCCATGGCGCAGGAGCCGTCTATTCGCAACTCGCGAACCATGGATTCGGCCACCGCGTGGATGGAGCCTACGCCTGAGAAGCCGTCATGGTAGCCCGCCATGTAGTCGAAGCGCGTCAGCAGCACCTGCAGCGCCTTCGTGGCCTGCGGGTTGGGCGTGCCGTCCTGGTTACGGGCTATCGCCCGATAGTCTTTGGTGACAACCAGGCGGATGTAGGCGTTGACCGCGGCGCTCATGTCAGGCGACGCCGCCGTCAGGTCGCGGACCAGGGTCTTGGTGTCACGGGCCGCCCGCATGCTGAGCATGTCGGTCGTCGCCAGGCGCCTGTCGTTCTTGGCCAGGTTCTGCGAACGCCCGGGCGACGCCCGAGTCATGAAGCTCGGGTACGCCTGTCCGCCCGGCGTGCGCTTGATGCGCGGCTCCGCCAGCGGAGGCGGCATGCCGGGGCCGCCCGGCTCCGAAGACACGGGCACCCTCGGCGCCGGAGCGGCGAGTCGCTCGTTGATGGCGCGCGATTGGGTCGGGCGCCCAAACAGGCGGCCGACCCAACCGGCAAATCCAAAGCTGCCTTCGTTATTCTTGCTCTGTGGCATGGTTGCGACGACCATGTTGAAGGAAGAACGGGGGAAAGGCAAGTTGTGGGCTGCGGGACCCGTCGGCGGCGCGGTTAGATGGCGGGTTAGATGGCGGGGGCACGGATCTTCTGCACCGAGAACATGTCTGGCGTCAGGATAGTGCCGCCGATGCCTCGGATCTGCGAGGCGAGCCAAAGGTAGCCGAGGGCATGGTGGTAGTGGTCCTGCGCGCGCGAGGACTTCACCCACTGCGAGGCAAACTCACCATTACGCAGGGTCGCCGACACGCGCTTCATGTCCCGTAGGTGCGCTTTCACCTGCTCCCACTCCGCCGTCTTGCCGAGAAGTAGGCGCCCTTCCCTCACCTCCAGGAGCAGGCGATCGAACAGAGCGTTGCGGTTGACGCTGATCTGTCTGAGCATAGTGCGCCCAGCATCGTCGTCCTCAGTGCGCACCTTCACCTCGTACACGTCGAGGCCCTGCCGAACCGTGTACAGGGCCGGGAAAAATTGGCTGTCCTCGTCCACGAGTTGCATCGCCAAGGTGACGTTGGGCTGCATGTCTCCGACCTTGGTCTGGCGCACGCCGTACTGCGCCTTGAGCGCGTTGTACCGCTCGTGGAACCTGCCCAGAGGCGCACGCTCCCAGTGAACCACCTTCAGGATGTCGTCGTTGCCGACGAATCCCACCGTCAGGTGGCACACGGCGCCTTGGTCGAAGCCGAGGAAGTACGTGCCATCAGGCCTCCCTGACACCTGAATGGCCGCTGCGTCCAACTCCTCATCGGTGAAGCCGTTGTCGGCGTCCTCGTCAGGCTGCCCCAGCG